ATTGCAACGCCGCCATGTCCGCCTACCTTCGCGGAAAGAGACCCAACAAAGCCACACTTTTGAACATCCAGGCTAATGGGCGCGACGTCAAGGATTACCACAGAGATGTGTGCGCGCTCGCCGCAGGTCTTCCGTCCAACACGTTCTGCGTGCAAGGATTCGAAAACTGCGGCTTCCGCGCTCCCGTCGGCTACGGAATCCATTCCATGTCAGACATTTCCCTCGGACAAGTTGCCTTGGGAATGCACAACAAGGGCATGATGCGCATTAAGACGTGGATGCACATCCCAGTTCAAGCCCTCGAAGTGGATCAATACACGGATTACGACAATCTGTACCACTTCAACACAGTCAAGGACTCTTCCTATCCTTCAGGGAAGCGCGTTGACTTTTCCTGGGTTGGTGACACCGCTTTCGGTTACCAACACGACCGTGACATCTGGCTCTCCTACCTTCAGGTTGGAGCCATTGACACGCCATTTGGCTTTTCTCTCCTTGTAGAGAAACAGTGCCGTAATGGAAGTCAGTTTGAGATTAACATCTCCAGAGTCACCACCAGAGGGTCTTTCTTCTACAGGATCCCGAACAGCTTCATCAACGTTTGCATGGTCCCGAACATGCGGGAACTAGCCATTAACAACTTCTGTAAGAAACAGGAGATCCCCTACATCGCCACAGACGCTTCTAAAGTCGAGCAACTCTATCAGTTCATTCACGCCAGAGCTGAGAAGGGTTTCACACTCGACACTGTCAAAGCTTACGCCCGAACCCTCGTCAAGGAAGTGAGACTCGGGGACAGAATTGCCGAAGTTCACTGGAACTTGACATCCGAGCAATTCGCCGATGTTTGTGTGAGCGTTTACATCCTCGCCGTACTAAGGCGCAAAATCGACTCAAGAGTCCTCGACAAAGCCTTCGAACACATGTCGAAAATGGACGACAAGATTAGCGCGTGGACCAAGATCTGGATCAAAATCGAACATGCTTTCGAATGGGCAGGTATCGATCTTCAACACCTTAGATCCATGCACTCTCACAAGAAGGACACCATGCTAGACGCCGAACACGGTCGCAATCTCTTCCACAAGGCACTCGTCACTTTCTACGAGGCCCGGGATTGCTTTTCCAAGTGTAAAGAACATCCTTTCACCTTCGACGTCAACTTCGAGTTCTTCGATTCACCACCCGTCGTTGAGATCCAGAAACCGGAAGACCAGGTCAAGATCAACAGAGCGCTACTTAGGCAGTGCGCCGACCCCGCTATCCAAATTCTTCAGTGGGGACTCCCCTTCGGTCTTTCCGCCGAAATGCCATCAGAAGTCTACGCAGACTACGACAAGGTTAAGGCCCATGCCACACTCGAACAAGACGTGAGCACAGCCATCATGAATGCAACCTTTAACGATCCGGGTTACGATGGTTGCACCGAGAACGCCCTTGTCACTTGCCTCAAGAACTTCCGACTTACGCTGATGCGGAGAGGCCCAGCCGACCTCAACCCCAAGAACACAGCATTGCTCATGGGTGTTCCCGGCTCCGGAAAGTCTTACAAAGCCTGCGAGGAAATCCTCCCTGCTGTCATGGCCGAAGATCCATCCGCCACTATACTCGTCGTCTGCCCGACTGACGACTTGTGTAAGAAGTACACGTCCATCCTATCCAAGGTTGGTCCGCAGCACCTCGCCCTAACTTTCCATAAGGCACTCACGAAGCTAGATAGCATTAATCCGGCCCTCGTCATCATCGACGAATGCTTCACGCTTCCGCTCGCACTGATCGCGCAGTACTCGATGAGTCACAAAGTACTCCTGATCGGTGACCCCCAGCAGATAGGACCAATCGACTTTAACGGTGTTTTCGGACCGTGCATGAAACTAGTCGATTGCATTCAGTACTTCCCGACCATGAAAATGATGGAGAGCAAGAGGTGCCCCATCGACATCGTCGCCCTTCCCATCATCAAGAAGGCCTACCCTGGGATCACCACTGCTTCAACCGTCAAGAACTCCATCAACTGGGTTCACCATGGCTATGAAAACAAGAATGCCAAGACTCTCACCTTTGTCCAGGACGAGAAGAAGCGCATCAAGCTCATGGATATCACCGAACCCAACTCCGTCCACGAAGTCCAAGGTGCCACATTCCCATCCGTGATTCTGCACTACGCCGGAACTGCTGCAGAGAGAAATCTCATCACCTGTTCCCCAAACCACCTCATCGTTGGACTCACCAGGCACACGAAGGAAATCTTCATTCGTGATGAAACAGCTGTGAACGGTGCTGAGGGCGATCTCGTTCGTTTCATTAACGATTCGAATCCCCTCAGCCACTACGCCGATAGGAGCAACATCGACCTTAACGCTCTCGACACGCACGGTGAACTCAAACCCGTAACATCGGAAGACAACGGGACGGCTGAAGAAATCGACTTCGCACCAACAGCAAGCGAAGAAGGAGCCGCAGAAGTGGTACTCCAGAAGTACTATCCCGCACCACCAATGAGCGAGCAGACATCCACCATCACAACCGAGATCAAGTACGATGGTTCCACCAAAGGAAAACTCAGGTTAGCAGAGTTGGGACAGGATGAATTCCACGATCAAAAGAAGCATACCACCAGACGCTTCATTGCCCCTCAACGAGTTAAAGTGACCAAAGGGTCCGACAAGAGAATGCTGTTAAAATCGATGATGGAACGCCTCGCGAAGAAAACCAAGAATCTGCCCCCGGTACAATGCGAAAGAAAGGCCAAGGAATTGTTCAAGAACATCGAAGAAGAATTCGACTTCTCCATCACGGACCAGGATCTGCA